CAAACTAGCTACAAATCTTCACGTAAATGAACAGCTAAGTGCTACATTGAAAGTCTTTAATGAAAAGCATCAACAGGGCGTAAAAGAGCTTAAAAAAGCTATGGAGTCTGCTGCTTAAATGATAGTTCGTAAATGCGCTCAAGATCATAACGTAGTGATTCACTTAAATAAAAATCCAGGGATGGTTAAAAAATTAAGTGAGTCTAAGACGTTAACATATCCGAATAGTAAAAAATATTTTCTAGTGGTAAATGATATAATTAAAACTAAATCTGATTCATTTCAAACTATAGAATTGGCTTATGTGGCTGAGTGTGAAAAACTACACGACTCTGGTCATGGGCGCATTGACATTGTAAAACATAAATTAATAAATAATAAGGTTGTAGAAAGATGAACAATAGAAGTACTAGTTATGATATTCCAGTAAAGTATGTTTATGTCAAAAAGTGAAATGAAAGCACTAACATATTATTTGCTTTTCTTAGTACTAACATTATTAATGGTTACAGTAGTTAATGGTTGCAGTGGCTGGTCTGTAATGGGATACAATTTAGATGGTGCTAATGACTCAGTGTTTGATGAAGTTATACAAGATTCTATAACTCATTATTATCACGATATTAGAGTTGGGCAAAATTGGTGTTTTTATCATGCCCAATATGAATTAGTAGAGTTGGTAAGTGAATGATGTTCAAACTGCTAGGTCTTATCGCGCTGGTGTGCTTGATGACAATGCTATTATCAGTATCAACCTCAAATGGTTACTACAGCTTACTGTATTGGTGTGTAGCCTTGTATACGGTTATTGGCGTATCGAAACCAGAATTAAAAATCTTGAGAATGGAATATTATCAGCAAATGCAGAGATTAGGAACTTACTTACTAAACATGAGCTGGCTGAAGCTGAATCCATTGCCGCATTGCAAGAAGAATTGAAATTTTATCAAAAATTAAATCCGTGGAAAAAGAAATAAATGCTACAAGAATTTGCAACACTTTATGGAGATATTGGCCTTACTGGCTGTATAGTAGCGTGTTTTTTATGGTTAATCTATACTATGAATACGCGTGCATCTAGTCAGGCTGAAAGTTTACAAACACTCACAGTATTAAATGAAGGTCAGAGCAAAGACATAGAAGAGATTTTAAAAGAAATAGAGAACCAAACTCAAATTGTAGTGAAGTTAATCGAGAGACATAACAAGAGTGATAATAACTCTGAAAGGCGTGCAGAAAAATTAATGGAATCATCTGAACGTAGACAATCTAGTATCATTACAGAAATCAATGATGTAACCGATTCTCTGAATTATATAAAAGGACGTATTAATGGAAAAGGTCTTTAATGGATAGTGTACGAGTCGCAGCAATTAGTTTTGGGAACTATGCATTAAACTTTAGTGGAGTGCATGAAATCTTACAGATCGTTGTAGCGCTATTAAGTATAGTTTTATTGATAAGAAATATAAAGGAAAAGAAATGAAAAAATTCGCAAAGAAAATCATCTCAATGTTTATGAAAGAGTTGATGGAAAAAATTCAATCTGATGCGTTTGAAAATGCATTAGCTAAAAAATTAGCTAGTGCCATTAATCTACCAGAAATGAACGAAGCTGAAGAAGTTGCATTCTTTAAGAATATAGCTGATGCGTGTGCAGATAGTGTTGCTGAAGTTATGGGTGGGAAAGCAGACTGATGCAAAGTAAAAAAGGATATGGAAAAAAGATTGGTTTTAAAAAGAAATCAAAGCGTAAGAAAAAATGATTGATCCAGGTCAAATGCGTGAAGTGATAAAGCACGTTCTTAGTGAACTAGGAGATAAGTATGCATCGCCTAAAGCATTAGATCTGGTATATAATACTGGTTTAGTTGAAAGTAAATATGTTTATTTAAAGCAAATAAAAGGCCCAGCTCGTGGACACTGGCAGTGTGAACCAGCCACGTGCTTAGATATAATAAATAATTATTTAAAGTACCGTGAATCGCTTATGAAAAAAGTGGCTGAAGTATGTGAATTAGATTGGTCGCACTTTTTAAATCCAAGTGAAGAAAAATGGAAGTTTATTTTAACAACAAACCTAGCTGCACAAATTGTAATGTGTAGATTACATTACCGTCGATGCCCCAAGCCATTACCACGTACATTAGCTGATCAAGCTATTTACTGGAAATCTTATTACAATACTTATAAAGGCAAAGGCACGCCAGAACATTTTGCAGAAATAGTTACTAAGTATGGATGATGCTATGAAAATGGATCGTTTAATAGAAGTGATGCGAGAATTACAATCGCTATGTAGAGACTTAGATGATCCTACAAATGATCCAGATATGGTCACTAGTTTAATTATTGCGCTTATCATCACTACGCAAGTACCAGATGTAACAATCTTACCTAGTCAATTTGGAGTAGCCTTCGCATGAGTTATCAAACCGCATTTTGCAATAATAATACAGATTTACAAGCCGTTGTAAGTGATATAGATCAATTTGATAGAAAACGAGTGCTTGCACCAAATTGGGCAACGACTGGTACTACAAATCTTTATCAACTCACTAATACTGGATATATATCTTTAGCGTATAAAGATGGTGCAGAACTTAGTATGGTTACTGATACACCTAACGCAGATGGCGAAGCAAACTATAATAGTAGTACAGATGTACTGACTTACTTTTTAGCAAGCTCTAGTGTATCAGTATTAAACTCATCAGTATTTGAAGGTGGTCAAGATTGGGATACACTTAAAACTACAGTCTGTAAAGAGCAAGCCGATCATATGCGTAGTTATTTAAACAGACCTATATATAAACGTGGTAATTCTAATTATCAAGGTGCATCGGATAGAGCGTATGATTTTATCGTAATTCGTATTAACGCAATATTAGCGTGTGCAGATTTAGTAAGAAGCAGTGATGTAGAGCGCGCAGATATACTAGAAGAAATGGCGCTTGGAGAAGATGGATTACTTACTAAATTAAAACAAAAACAATATGTCATGTGGAATGAGACTAGCTATAGATCTGAAAGTGGAGTTATAGCAGAGATTTCACTCAATGGAAATACGACTGGCTATGTTGAAGATATTAAAATACAAGGGCCACCGCACACTGATTATGATGAAGTTAGAGTGGTTATATCAACTGGTGGCACATTCACACCTGGCACACAATCTCCAGTTTTTTATGATGTGTATGTTAAAAATTCAGATGGATTAAGAATGCAGAAAGTGGTAGACGCAGAGCGTGTTACTGGAGATTATCAAAGTCTAGCGTATGGAGCGCAAATACGTTTTCAAGCTGGGGTGTATACTGCGTCAGATGAATGGAGCATAACTTTTCAAAGTGATAGCATTCCAATTGGATCGGTTAAGTCAGGTCAGTTATATCGATGAGATGTCATCTATTAAGGTATAAGTAGATGGCAATTACGTATGAAAATGTCATCTATGATCGAGTTATAGATAGTCTGCATTCGATTATTGCAAATGAATTTAATATACCAATTCATTTTGACGAGCATCAAGGTAATCAAAGTTTTCTGATTACACCTAGTGCTGATAATATTGAAGAGCTATTTGTAAGCGGTCAGAGTAGAGAATACAATGTTATTATTGATTATCAATTAAAAACTAATGGCACATATACTAAAAATAACTTTAAACAAATTGCGCAGATTATGGAGCGTTTAAAACGCTTAATATATAATAACAAGACCTATTCAGTGTCAAGTGATGTCAAATTTTACAATGCAAGTGTAGAGAGCATTAATTATGAACAAAATGAAGATGATACAAGTTTACTCAGCGCATCACTTGTATTCTCATGTACAACTATGGAGTTAGTATGAGTAAGCAATATAAAGCGAAGCCAGGCTATAAAGATTTACCAGAAAAAGATAATATGTTAGGCTTAGGCTGTGCATCTAAACATATCTGGTTATTAGAAGGTATGCAAATTAATTACAGTGGTAAACTTCCAGAGAAGTTAAAGAAGTGCTTAGATGAAGTCAAACCGCCTAAAGGAGACAAATAATGGCTAGTGTAAATTTTCAAATCACAAAGAATACTCGCGTATTAATTGGAACAGAAGCCACGATGGGAACGCCAGCAGTGCAATCATGTGCAGCGGTAGAGATGCCATGTACAGAGTATTCATTTACTGATATTGGTTCTGGTGGTCAAACTCTAGATGTAGCGCCATTTAGAATTGGTTCTAGTGGATCAACACAAAGTGATGATATGGTTAAGGCAAGAAGGCATGATCGTATGTATGAAATTTCAATGACATTCCATTGTACAGATTTAGCCACTAAGCGAGTATTGTTAAATCTTTATGAAGATGGAGCGGCTGGGGAAATATCTCAATTGTTAGGTAGTATGCCAACCACATCTGTGTTTGCAGACAACGTAAATAATACAAAACCAGTGTCTATTATTATAGAAAATGGTGGTCACGCTGCTGTCGCTGGTACAGATAAAGATATGGTGTTTACTTCTGCAATGTGTACTGGTCTTTCTTTTTCTGGAGATATTGGTAGTAATGCTGGAGTGGTTATGTGTACTGCAACATTTGTCACTGCATACCTACCTACTGCGACTACTAATGTAGGACACACAGTTGCTACCGCAGTCAGCGCTCAACAAACTATGTTTAATATGCATGATTTAACAGCAACAAATTACGCAAGTCAAGATTTAACCTTATTTGGATTTGAAGTTAATATTGCACGTACCGTAACTAGAGTTGGACATCAAGATGGTGGAGCGTTTAAACCATTTGGTTACTCAGTTGGCCCATACGAAGTCACTGGTAGTTTGACGTGTAAGCGTGACGATCTTGCATTAACAGCTAGTGCAGAAGGACATACACCAGTAGCATTGGATTTAGATACTGGAGTGTATCAAATTCTAATAGACCATTGTATGAATGACACTGCCGCAAACGCATTAGATGAAGATGGATGGAAAATGACATTACCATTTAGAGCCGTGTACTCAGGTGCAACTACAGACGTAATCTTTAAATTTGCTGGTACAGCAAGCGATAGTTAAAATTTATCACTCTGCGTAGGACTCATATAATGAGACAATATAATGACAGTAAAAACAGATCATGGAAATTTTAATGTTAATCCGATAACATTTAAAGCTCGTAGAGAACTTCATAAATTAGAATTAAAAGCAGTCAGTGCGACTGGCGAAATTAATGCGTCTAAATTCTTTGACGTTTTAGACTGGGTATTAAACTTTGCATTTGCAGATCCAGAGTCTAAACTAGGTAAGCTAGATGATAATGCAATAGACTCAGTATTAATGAAGATATACAACGCATACAAAGAGCCATCTAAAAAAAAGTAATTTTGCACCGTGTAGCGGTTTGGATGTTTTACAATCGCAATCCATCTCGCAATCTAGTTTTTCCATACCAAGCAAAATCAACGACTTTAAACAA